CAGCTATAAGTCCTTGGCCATCCGCTCCATCTGCGCCATCTGCGCCATCTGCGCCATCTGCACCGTCATCACCTGGGACTCCCTGAATGCCTTGGATACCTTGATCACCCTGAGGCCCTTGATCTCCTTGATCCCCCTTGTCACCCTTGATGCCTTGTGTGCCCTGAGGTCCTGCGGCACCTGTATCCCCTTTAGGTCCCTTCTGAAGAATAGACACAGCAGAAGATGCAGGAGGCGTGACCGAAACGCTTGTGGTCTCCGTGGTAAACGATGCCTGGGTAGTACCAGACACAGTAACCGTAAGAGAGTTACCGCTCGTGGTGTTTACCGTAATCGCCATTAAAGAGTCGGATTGGAGATGTCGTCGTTGACAGTGAACTGTCCTTCAAGGATTGTAGTGGCTACGCTGTTCACGGTCTGCTGGATGTCGTAAACGTAGTTGCCAGAGTCGATAAGCTGCATGGCCTCGCTCGTTGCAGTGAACGTGGCGTTGCCGTCATCGTCCACCGTAACGGTGAAGTTCGTGGCAACCTCGACCCTGTCGGCATTCACCTTTGTCGCAGACCTGCCCTGGTCCGTGGTACCCATGATCAGCTCCCTGTCGGAACCGTCTGGAAGTGGATCCCCCTTCACTTGCATCAAGAACGTGTATCCGCTGGTGCTGAGCGTGATGGCTGTGCCAGCCGAATCCTTGAGCAACAAGCCAAGGCTGAATGTATCTCCGCGCTTGCACGTGATGTCAAGTCTTTCGGAGATATCTAGGTTTACTTTATTGGCCATCTTCTTCTAGTTGTTCTTGTTGTTGGGTCTGCTGCTGGGCGAGTCTTTCGTTCTTACCGTCCTCCTTCATCACCTCCAGCTTCTCCTTGAAGTTCTGATCATCTTCACGGAAACCGAGTGTGGCCTGTGCTTTGATCATCTCGATCTCCTTACGCATCTGGTGCTCCATCTGCATGAGCTGCATGTCGAGCTGACCCTTGAGCTGGATCTCTTGCTGCTTGAGCTGAGACTCCATCTGGAGTTCCTGCTGCTTTGCCTGTGATGCAGCTGCAGCAGCTTGTTGAGCCTGCTGCGCCTGCACTTGAGAGTTCTGTGCAGCCATCTCTTGTTGCTGCTTCATTCGCTTCTTGCGGCGAAGGACGAGCAGCCTCTCGGCCTGATTCACGTCCTTCAATGAACGTACAGCGATGGCGTCTTCGAGATCGATCTGACCCTGCTGGATGGACATCTGAATGTTCTGCTCCAGGTATTCCTTGTCCCTGTCCTCCATCTCCTTGACGACCTGCACCCCGAAGTTGTACATGGCCAGATCCTTGAACGAATCAAGGACGGACATGTTTGTCTCTCCGATGGCATTGGCGTAGATTCTGAACAGCACAGAATCGGATGGGATGATCTGAATGCACTTGACGATGTCCTGACACACCTTCTTGTACATCATCATCGATGCATTGGTGATGTCGTGGATTGCGTTGTTGCCCTGGACGATGGCGTTCTGCTGAACCCCGACGAGCATGTCGCCCTTCGGCGTAGTCCCGTCCATGGATTCGTTGATGCCCGACGTGTCTCTGATCAGCTGCAGGTAGTGGTTGTACAGGGCCACCAACTCCTGGATGTTCCTGATGGCATTGCCGATCTCCCGTACTGGAGGATTCTGGAACCCACCCTCTGGGTTCTTGCTTCTGTAGTAGAAGACACCAGTCTGTTCGTAGATATCGTGGATCTCCAATGGCTCAAGCTCACCGCCCTTACCGAGCTGGACATTCTCCAAACCTTCGATGTCGATGATCAATCCATCAGGCTTGGCCTTGGCGACCGCCTGCTGGATCTTCAGGTGTGTGAGCTGAAGCATGTCCGCAAATCCCGTGCAGCTGTCCACCATAGACTTGGGGACCATGCGCAGCATGTTTGTAGCTACGGGAGAGTAAGACAACGTCACACGGCTGAGATCGTGTACGTTCTTCGGCATGTTCTGCTTCTTGCCGTACCCGTAGATTGTCTCGGTGCCGACGATGAACGAACCACCGTAAACGCAAGAAACCTCCATCTTGTGAGGCTTTCTTTCGAACACGGTACCAGCCCTCTCCTTGTAGGAGTCGCCCTTGTAGTAGAAGCCAGTGTTACCGAATCGGTTCTCCTTCTCCTCGAAGTAGATGCAGTCGACACCGATGAACTCGAAGTCCATCACCTCCACCATGTACTCGTCATACCCGTAGATGGTGCGCATGTACCTGTCGTCGTAGTGGGACGAGTTGAATCTAGAGGCGTCGTTGGAATACTTGTCCTTGACCTTATTTGCGATCTGCTTGTACTCCTCTTCTGTAAGCTCGTCTCCTGCCAACCGCTTCAGCTCCTGGATGGGAATGCGCTTGATGTGACCAGCGTACACCATGTCCCCGAAGTTGGGATCCTCCGTGTAGCTGTGGACGAAGGTGGCGGGGTCGACGTACTCCACGTCGATTCCCTTGTTGGGATCGTTCTGCCTCTTCACGACAGCCATACCCAAGGACACCAGATCGAGGACGGCTCTGCGGAATGTAGAGTCGTTGAAGTTCGCCCAAGACAAAGTCATCGCCGTGGCAAGCTGTGCAGCCACCTCTGCGTCTGTCTTGATGTTCGTGTCCATGAACATCTCAGCCTCCTCCAGAGATTCTGGGATGTCGTCTGGATCCATGTCGAGCACTGCACCCGTCTGCTCCTTCAGCTGCTGCAACTCCTTCCGTGCCTCCACCTGCATGCGGATGCGGTCCTTCTTCTTGTTCTTCTCGGAGGAAGAGACAGGGTCGATGGACTCCAGGTTCGGGTAGGGATCCCTTGACAAGATTTTGTTAGCGACGATCTTGACAAACTTGGGAAGGATCGGTACGGGAGTGTAGTCGAGGTTGAGCAAGCTACCGTCCCCGTCCATGGGGTTGAGCGAGCTCAGGAGTTTTTTGTAGATTGTAGTATCTTGCGTCCCGTTCGCATAGTCTCTGTTGCGACTGAAGATCTTGTTTCTTCTACCGTAAAGAGAATGGGTGTCTGTAGACTGCCCCCACTGGGAGTAGATGGCCCTGGCATATTGGAGGCCATAGGACTTTTCCCTCTTCGCCTCTGCAGCAGCTAGCGGATCTGGAAAACCCTTCTTCTTATTGTTGTCGCTATACATTGGCACAAATATAACAAATCAGCCCATTGTCTTGTAGCGACGGAAAAACTGACGCTCTGTAAAGTCCGTACGCTCAACGGGTTTCGACTTCTGTGAAGCAAGCAGTGCAAGACCAGAACTAATTGTCAAGTCAAACTTGGTTCGATCGTTGATCTTGAAGCCGATCCAATCCTCCAGAGTCCTGTTGAAATACATCTTCCCGTACTCCCCTGTATTGTTGTTCATGCCTACGTGGTCGTGGATGTACTGCTCGATGGCCTGGGCGTGCGACTGGATCACATCCTGAGAGTTGGACGGGATACCCTTTGTCTTCACGTTCACCTTTGCGTTGGCGGACATCAGATGCCTCGGTCTGTCCATCAAGTATCCATCGTAACCTCTTGATTCAAAGTATCTTACGATGCCGTACTTGTTGTTCTCTACCAGCAACGGATACCCGTAGAAGAACGCAGCCATGAGCACATCCTCGTAGAAGATCTTGGCCAAGTCTGGACGTGAAGCGTACTCCACGACGAACATGTTTGACGGGTTCTCGATGTGGAACTTGTTGTACAGATGCAGGGCTCCCTTCGAGCCCCTGCCATCCACTGTGGCGTCCAGGTCGTACGAGTCAACCCCACCGCATCCACGGTCGGCGAACGGGGCAACAAGCTTGCCGCCATCCATCCTCCTCACATTGCGCTGCTCCTGCGGAGGCATCCACGCCACACGGAATCTCCCGTTGACGTCTGGAGAGAACACGACAGTCTTGTCCTTCTCCTTCCAGATGAAGTTGCCCTTGACTACAGGGTTGGGAAACAGCTCGTCATTGTACTCGACCTGCTGGTAGATCTTACCTATGTTGAAGATGCTCCCGTCGATGCTGTCACGGAACGCCTCGTCTGTGGTAAACGGGAACTGCCTGGTTACCTCATTGAGTTCCGAAGGATCGCCTTTAAGACTTTCTCTTTCATTTTTGAGATAGGTCTTCGCACCGATAAGAACAGCGTCACCGTCAAGCCCGTCCACAGGCTCAGCAGGATCATCAACAATGGGTCTACCGTGAACATCAAAAAATCCTTCTAAAGATTGGTACGAAGGTATGAACAATCTGTACAATCCAGATCTTGTCCTCCCGTTTGCGTTTCGTTGATTGGGGTCGGAGTCTGCCCAGATATCTTTATACTCTTTACCTCCTTTATCCATGGGGTTCACAGTAGAACCCACCATAGCCTTTCCCACAATCTTACGACCCACAATAAGACACGTGCGCTGGATCCTCCAAGCGTCGCGAATATCCGTAGGCTTCTCCCACTTACCAGCCTCATCGAGGTACAACAGGTGAAGCTTCTCACCGTCGTATGCGTTGTTCGTAGTGTTCTTCCAGTTGATTACCGTATTAAGAGCCTCGCCCGTCTGCGAACTCTTATTCTTCTTCGTGATTCTCTTAGAGGGCTCGCGAAAAGCCAGCTCCATGCGCGGATTGGTCGTTCCATCTTGAATGGGTTTAAAGAAGAAGGGGTAGTGCCTAAACATGTAGACCACCTTCTTCATGAATATATTTTCTTGAGCGTCCTTACCAGTCTTGGACTGGATGCCAAGGAGCTTATCCTTGACCTGCGTCGCTTCATCTAGAAGTACAGACGAGCAGATATTCGTGTACCCGCTTCGTCTGCACTTAGTGTAGAGCTGACCGATACATCGGTCGTCCGCCTCACACGCAGCCAAATGTAAGAAAATATCTCTTTGGAACAAAAGGAAGCTCGGATAGCCTATATCCATCCGAGTCCACTGCAGCATCATGTAGTGCCTGCCCGTAATATATGTAGGCTCACCGTCGTTATAGAACCAAAAGCCCTCACGCCTACGGCGAAACTCCTCCTCGATATACGGACGAAACTTCTGTCGGAACTCCCTTGGCATTTCCGCCCACTCATCCATAGACTTAATCCGAGACAACTCCTTGGGCATAGAAACCCTTTTCCACACCTGCATGTGGTTTGGAAGTCCATGTCCTTCAATCTCCTCTTCGGGAGGCTGAGCGGGAAGTGCAATGTGTAGCCCACCGATCGAAAGACTTTCACCTTTCGTACCGTTGGGGCAAATTGCAATAATGTCCTCAGCATCAGTAGACACGACCGTGGCTGTCTCGCTTAAACGATGGCACTCCAGTCTTTGGGTTCTTGATCTCCATGTACTTACCGCATGGACACTTGATGTCGTGGTAAGCCCCGTCCTCTCCGAACTTGATGGAGACTCCTGTCTTAGACTCTTCGTGCTTTTCCTTGCATCCGCAAATGTAATCTGCCATAGTAGTTGATTTAATTTGTACACCTGCAGGGACTCGAACCCCGAACCTGCGCATTAGAAGTGCGCTGCTCTATCCAGTTGAGCTACAGGTGCATTCTATTTACTCTTCGTTCCAGGATTCCTCCCAGAAGTAGTGATGTCCGTCGTTTCCGTTCTGGCCGATGATGTTCATCCTTCTGTTAAGATAAACCTCATCCTGCCACCATGGGATCTTATTTTGAGAATTTTTCTGCGAATCCTCCCGAGTAGTCTTTTGCTTCTTCGATTCCTCCATGGTCTTTTAGGTCTTTGATCATTTGTTCTAGACGCTGGCGCTCGACCAGCAACTCCTTGCAATCTGTGGCTGTCTGCTTGATGGACTGGAGCTCGGCTTTGCGAGCCGCGCCTCCAGCCTCAGGATCTACAGGCTTCCTTACTTCATCGATCATGTTGTTGATGGCAACCTCCATGCTCGACATCAGCCTCTGTGCAGCTTCAATCGTTGTGAATTTCTTGCGTGACAAAGTTTACGTATTGAGGTGTCTTCTCGCCCATGTAGGCTCCGACAATGTTGTACTCAATGAACTCCACCGCGTCGTCATACTCCATCCCTTCTGCGATAAGTATTTCGATCATCTTGTTGATGTCGTACACGGCTACGACGTTGGCCCCGTAGGTGCAGCCTACCAGGGCCTCGTCGAATCCATCGGCGGTGAGGCATTCCTCCTCCTCCAGGATCTCCATAAGGTGCTCTCTATCGATCATACCTCTACGTATAAAAGATCCTCTACCCTGGTGCGGTAGTATTCCTTGCCGTCGATCTTGATGCGGTAGTCTCTGTTCTCCTTGAATCCCACGACGTCGCCGACCTCTACCCCGATGTCATTCAGCTCCTCGGACTCAAACGCAACCCTACCCTTCGTGGGGAGCTTCTCCGTCAGCTGCACCATCTCGATCAGATCGTTCGGGAACTCCTCCTCTTCTTCTACAGGTTCGAGCAACGACCAACCGAAAAGCGGTTTGATCTCACCCGTATCTTGGTCCTTGTATGCAATGGCCTGATTGCTCAGCGCCTCCTTGCTACACTTTACGATGTAGTGCTTGTCGTCCCCCGTGAGGACCTGCCCTCCCTGCATGACAACGAGGTGATGAAAGTAGAGAGTGTCTCCTGGGCGTACTCCCGTGTCGATCTTAAAGGGTGAACAGACGACAGGGCCTTCAGTAACGCGGTTTTCGAATTCTCCATTCTCGTTGTATTTGTGATCGATGTAAAGCTCTAGGCCACTGTCGGTCACGAGGGTGTCGTTGATGAGCTTCTCTAGCTCAACAACAAAATAGTTGTAGGTACGCATGAATTAAAAGTTACAGTCGTATTCAATGATGCAGGGCATGTCGTCTACAGATTTCCATAGAACCTGCCCGTCATCTGTCTGTAAATATACGAGGTATCTTTTTTTACTGTACCTGAATAGGTGCTCGTCGTCCAACACGATTGCCGACACATTGCCCGTGCCTGCCTTCATCCCGACGTAGTACGCCATGGCATCCTTTGGATCTCTGCCGATGACAATCTTTCTAATAAGTCCGTCCATTAGTTTAATGAAATACCGAGACCGTTGAGTAGATCGTCGAGGTCTCCCCCGATGTCCTTCTGCTCTTTCCAGGTCTCTTTAATAAAGTCGATTATAGTATCTAGTTCTTCTTCGGAGTCCAGAGAGTACCCATACATCGTCTTCATCGTAGACGTTGTATCCGTGTGCGGCTCCAGAACACCGACTACAAAGATAGACATTAACTGATCTCTCATTTCGTACTTGTCGATGATCTCGTCGATCTCCATAAGTTTTTGCTGAATCTCCATGAGGAAGTCGTCTTGCTTCATATCTTGTAGTTTATTATGCCGAGGAGTAAAGTATCATCCAAGAAGATGTTCCGCGACTTTGCTAAGCAAGATAAGAAGTATCTGCGTAGGAACAATCTCAAGAGACTCAAACAAGTAAGACAGAGGGTACAGTCGGAATGGGATATCTCATTCTCCGACCTGGAGTTCCTGCTATGGGGGTATGACCTTCAGTTCTTTACGATAGACTATGCCGCCCAGGACCTGGGTGCCAACAAGACAAACCTATCGAACAGGGTCATCTATCCGCTGCAGAGGAAGAAGTATCTGTACAAGCACTTCGACAAGCTCACCCCGTCTGACACGTACGAGGATCACCTCTTCAGAGACGAGACCAAGTACAACTATCGAGTACGCTACGCCCTCACACAGAGGGCTAGGCTACTCGTACAGAAGTTTTACAGAGAGCTAGAGGGTTGATTAGATCAATCCTGCGATCTCGGTAGTCAGACAGTTTACGTCATCCACGTATCCGCCGTCAGCAACAACTCTATCCCTGAATGTGTTTCTGATGCCCTTGTCTCTGGTCGCTGCAGCGTCCAAGACACTCAAGGCCAAAGT